TTCACCACATTTTTTATATTTACCATCTGCATTTGATGGGTGTTCAGTTGAAAAATTAATCCAATCACCATTTTCATCTTCAAAACGCATTTGATCTTGCATACCACCTTGTACTGGCGCTATAATCATTCTACCTGCTGTTAAGGATTCAGTTAAACCTAATCCCCAACCTTCATTGTCTGTAAGGAACATATGAGCATCTGAACAATTATATAAGTAATTTAATTCCTTATCATGAAAACGTTCATTAACAATTTTTACTTTATGTATTTCAGGATCACATAAGCTGTCAATTACTGCATTTAAATCAGTACCATGTTCAAATGATCCTTCTGTTTTCATTAATAATGTACATTTTTTAGCTTTTTCAACTGGTAGTTGATCTAAAAATGTTCTCCATGATAATATGATGTCTGCTTGATTTTTTCTTCTAATATTTCTAGAAACATGTAATACTACAAAATCTTTATTTTCACCTAAAATTCTTTCTCTAAATGCTTCAAATTCAAAATCATTTACAACTGGAAAATATTTTTTCTCATCTATACCATGTGGGACATATTGTATACGACCTGGTTTTGGAAAATCTCTAAGTACATTTTCTACTAAATTTTTAGTTTGTTTACTAATACAAAGTAACATATCATCTGAACGATAAAACTCTCTATTCCACATTGGGTAAGGTAAATCATCCCAAATAGTATAAAAAATTAAAGGACATTTTTGTCTAATTTCGTTTTCCATTTGATACATCCAAACCCAATAACGTGGATCTGTAAAATGTACTATAGCGTCTGGTTTTTCCTGTGCTATTACTGCTCTTAATATGTTAGCATCTCCATAACCATTAACTGCTATAACCTGAACAGATGCATCTGTTAAACCCATCATTTCATTAACTTCACTAGATATATCAAAACCCTGACCTGCCTCTGGATGTTTAACTGCTCCTCCTAAATTAACCCAATTAAAATGGTGTGCTGAGTTTAATACTATTTGTTTAGCTTGTCCACCTACACCTGAATGTGTACGAATGTCATCAGAAAGCATTAATACTTTCTTTCGTTGATCCCTAGGGATATAACCTTCTTTCATATAACCTTTTTTTTAATTTTATAAACTACCGCTAATTGTTAAGTCGGTATGATTATGTAACTTTTTTCTAAAATCCTCGTCTGTTAAGTATAAATGTACCGCTCTATTAGCTAATTTTTGTAGATTGAATTTATGTCTAATAGAAGATACTTTAAAATCTTCAAATAAATGATCTATTATTTTTACACTTGTTAACTTCAAATTACTATTCTTTGCCATAACATTTTATATTGTATATTCACATATACATATATAATTTTTTTGGAAACCTATGTTTTTGGGTTGCCAGGAGACCCCCAAGAATTAATTACTTTTTTTTGTGTTTTAACTTCCGAGTGTACTTCTTTTTGTTCTTGTAGGGACCCGGTGTTTTCATCGCTTCCAACCACTCTCTCGTCGTCAATTCTACTTCCTTTAGTTTTTGGTTTTTCTTCTTCATAATGTAAGCCTTCGTTTCCATTTTGGCCTATAACATTCATTCTTTTTTCATCTTCATCTGTATATAAAGAAGATTTATAAACCTCGTAATCTTTAGGATCTTTTGCAACTCCTTTTACATGTGCAAAAGCCATATTAGCTGCTACGACCATTGCAATAGCTAGTGGGTCAAATACAAAAATAATTAATAACATAAACCAGTTAACTATTTTTTCCATTGGTTGACCTGTTAATGTAGCCATATATTTAAGTGGGCCTAATTCACGCGCAGATTCGTTGCCTATTTGCGCATCTAATACGCGTATATCCAATGCAGATATGGAATCAGTGACTATGTCAAGATCAATTTTAGATGCGTTTAAACGCGATTCTAATAATTTACGCTGACGAGACGAAGTTGTAGTTACTAGTTGACCTGATTCTTTATCTACATATTGTATCATAGTAGGATTTGAAAGAGCCGTAGTTAATTCTTTAACTGTAGTTTTAAGATCATCTCTTTGTTCTATAAATCTAGTTCGTTTTTGATCTATAATTGCTACTTGTTTATCTAAAAATTCTGATTGTGTGGCTGTTTCTTGATATGCACCTGACAAATAACCATAAATACCACCTGATGTAATTACCATTAAGGTAAAAGTTGCTATTACAAAATACGCTCTAAGCAATTTATTAATTGAATCCCAATATTGATATAAAAGGGAAGCTACAACTAATTTAGCTGCTTCTAAGGCACCAGCCATTATAATTACTTCAGTGCTAGCACCCGCAAATAAATGAGCTAAACCAAATACAGAATAAAAAGCTGCTGATGCGGACACAGATAGCGCTGAAAGCGCTATCACAAATGGAAAAATACGTTCTTTCATTTTATCTACATGTTTGACACCATTTAGAAGAACATTTATCTGTCCCTGCTAGAATTTTGTCAATGTTATCTGTGTCATACATATGAGTTCCATCAACGAATACGTCTTCTATAAATGCTCTCATATTTTTTACCATTCTATTTTGTGATACTTTCCCACTTGATGGTTCAAACTTTTGGATTCTTGATTTCATTATGGGATATTTTGGATTATCTGGAATTTTACGTTTAACAATAAAATACTTAACATCAATATCATCCACAGGTACATTATATTGTTCTGCAAAGTATTTCTTATACATTACCATTTGTGATGTTTTTATTTTATTATCTTTATCATATTTAGTCCAACCACGAGTTGATGTTTTAATATCATATATTAATACTTTGTGTGTGGTTTTATTAAACATAACTAAATCTAATTTACCCATTAATTTAACATTTGGATAATCTTCATGTGGCGCAATTAATATAGGCATTTCAATACCCAATAATTTCCATCCATGTTTTTGGAAATGTTCTTGTCTATGGCGTAAGAAAAAATCAATAATATTTAAACCATCATTTGTAAATTCAATTAATTCTTTTTTAGTAGCAAAATTTTCACCTAACTTATCTGCATCTGCTTTATATAATTCTATAAAACGTTTTTGAAAATCTGCTTGTGCATTAAATTCATCTGCTGCTTGTTGGTTTTGGTTATACATTAACTCCATATATTCTTGAAGTGTTTCGTGCATTGCAGTACCAAATGATAAGTGAATTGATGGTGGTTGTTTAATTTTATCAATGTACATCTGCTTCCATCTATGTGGGCATTCCATCCAAGCTGAAAGTTGTGTGTAACTAATATTCTTTTGTATAGCCCAATCCATTTCAGGGACTACAGTTTTATTGATATTTTCTATAATATTTTCCACTATTTAAATTTTTTCTGTTGTACTATTTGAGCTATAATTCCATAAACAGATAAATCTTGGAATGTATCAGTAAGTGATTCACCTACTGTATCTGGCTCACCTAGTACAACTAGATTTTTCAAACGTTGGATTTTATCATTTAATCTAAACCATAAACCTGTTAGTGCTAGTTTAACATCACCTTCTGTTTCTAAATTAGTACCTACATTAATATTACCGGTACCATAATTACGATGTTTTTTACAGAATATAATATACTGTTCCATCATAATTTTTTTATATTCAGCGGTCATTTCAGGGTAGTTTTTTTCACACCATTCTACTGCTTTGTTGTCTTCTTCTGTAAAATTTAAATTATCCATTTAGCTGTTGTTCTTTATTAAATAAACTAGAATCATTATAATACTCTCTTAAAGTATCTAATCTGTCTCTGGCATCATTTAATTTAGTTAATGCTTTGCTTGCTTCTTCCATAAAATGTTCTGATGTGTGTTCACCAATAGCTGTTGCTTTAAAAAAACACATATCTAATGTAAGTAAAGCTTCATTAATATTTGCTTCACATTCGCTTTTTAGTGCTCTATATAGCCTTTCTTTGTGTGTCATTTTTGTAATTTTTTATAATTGAGTTGATTGTTTTTCTATCTAATATTTGCAGATAATCATATGCTTCTCTAGTACTAACTTTAAAATGCATAGCCAAATATTCTGCTTTTTCTTTATCTTTTTTAGTTTTTTCTCCTTTAATCCATTTATAAAATCTAA